CATTATTTACCTCGTCCAGACTTTTTCATCATATTGGTAGCTGTGCGACCACCACGGGTAGGCATAGCTTTAGGCTTACCAATAGCAATCATTACAGTAACAGGCATAGATTTCTTCTTGCCATACTCTTTGGCTTCTTTCTCGCCTTTTTCTGTGTATGGGAATTTCTTGTTTCCTACTTGTGGCATATATTTCCTATCGAATTAACTTGGTTGCAACAAAAGAAATAACACCGCCAACAACAGAGGCGATAGCCATTCCCACAAAGAAACCGCCTTTAGACTTGTTAGCCATCTCAAGCAGCAATTTAATATCTTGGCGAAGTCCATGGACTTCTGCTTGCAAAGCCTCAACTTGGGCTTCTAGCTTACCAAATTCCCTTGGATCAATTTCCGACATTTGAAACCTCTTTTTTTGGTCTGCCCAACTTGGGTTTATCTTCTACTTCCTTTGGAGTTTCCTCAACAAGAACGTATCCTTCGTGACCTTTCATGCTGTCAATATCGTGTTGATACGTGAAAGTTATTAGAGTACCAGACTGTAAACAACGAAAAGTAGCCATAAAAAACTCCAAAAAAAGGGGGGTATTAGCCCCCTTTTATCATACCAAACGAACTACAACGCACTTAACTGTAGTGCTTGCTAAGTCCACAGTAGCTGTACTTTCGTTTTGGAAACGAATAGAGACAGTATCTGCTGCTGAGACATAAGGCGTGATGGAGAGTCCAGAGACATCCACACCCATACTGATGTTCATCACAATGTCGCCTAGCTTTACGCCAGGTACTGTAATGGTGTTTGTTTCACCTGCGCCATCAACTAAAGATGAAGCGTTTAGTGTTGCTGTTACAGACCAAGTATCCGAAAAAAGACCTCGGAATTGGTCAGTTCCCCTACGGGAAACTACTGCTGTTGCTGCTGCCATAATAAATCTCCTTGATGTAAAAAATCCCCCCACCGATTAAGGCGAGGGGAAAAGGCAACTATTAGGCTGGAACTGCTAACGCAAATGCGCTAGAAGACAAAGCTGCACCAGTTGTGGCGGCTGTACGCATGGCTTTTACACCATACAGAGTGTCAGATGTAAACAGAGTAGCGAGGTACTCTTGTTTGTACTGAGTCTGTGAACGAACACCAACTTGCTCAACCAGAACCATAGAGTCCTTGTGACCCATCAAGCAGATACGATCTGTTGCACTATTACCTGCGCCAGTATCAGCATTGCTAGATGTGAACACGGGGATACCATACAGTTGACCGATTTCACCAGTACGGATTGCGTTACCATTACCCACAAAAGCCTGTTCTGTATAACGGGAAAGACCCATCAACGTATTGCGGCTTGAAGGAGGAATGATGAAGAAACGACCATCCATAGGAGTGTCATTGTCATCCAAACGCTGAATCGTGCGACGAATAGCGGCATCAGTCAACGCAGAAGCATTGGAAGATGTGCTGTTGTAAGCAGTAGTACCATCACCGCCAATAAAGGCTTTGGTGGATGAATTGCTTGTTGCGTAGTCGTTAGTACCGACAGTTGCACCATTGAAAGCACGACCCAATTGGATCAAGTCGGTATCAACTTGTTTAGCCAAAGCGTAACCAGCATCGGCAGTATAAAACTGACGCAAACTGTTCAATGCTTGTGCTTCAACAATGTCCTCAATGAAACGTGAGTACTCATAGTGCTTGTTAATCAAGACTTGAACTTCTGTCTCAGTATCGGCAATCAGAGTCACAGCAGTAGATGCCGCTTTTGCTGATGCGTTACCACGAGTAGGAGCTGGAATGTGAACTGTGTCACCCTTCTTGCCCTTGAAGTTCATCTTCATTACGATGTTAGCCAAAACAAGGTTTTTCTTGTATGCGGCTACGATTTCATCTGACCAGATTTCTGGGATGAATTTGTCTGCGGTTGTTACTGTAACCGCTGGTGTTGGATATGCCATGATTAAATCTCCTAAAGTTTAACGAACTCGACCTTCTGAGTATGCTGCCATAATTTCTTGACTTAAAGCATCATAACGATCTGGGTCTTGCATTTTGAGCCGAATAAGGTCTGCCCTTCTGTATACCCTCTTTGATGATTCACCAGAACCACCTACATCAACACCTACTGCTTTTAAGTTCTGTTTGCGAGTTACCTCGCCCTCATTACTTGTTTGCTTCTGTTTAACAGAACGTAGCTGTTTATAGGTAGATAGCAATTCATTGGCTGAGTCGTAATCATATCCAGAATCGGCTTGCTCGAAGATTTTAATGCGAATAGGGCTAGATTTCACCCAATTTGCAAAGTCCTGATCTTTGGCAATGTCTCCAAAGTCGGGATGCTCTTGCGCTAACCTTTGCTGAATCTGTGACCTTTTCATTTCTAGCGTTACTTGTCGTGCCGCTAGGATGTCTGGGTGATTATCAACAGTCTTTTGAACTGCCATCTGTGGATTCTCAAAGAAATCTACTTCAGGCTCTTCCTGTCTAGTCTGTTGTTGTCGTGAACCAAGGTTCTGTTTGATAAGTTCATCGGCTAACTTTCTAACCTCGCCTACTTCCTGTGCTTGCTTTCCAATTAGCTTTTCAGCCTCTTGGTGCATCTTCACAATCTCGTCTAAACTTTTTTCCCTGTATTTCTCAGGAAGTTCATTCTTTTGCGAAATCTTCTGTTCTTCGATCTCTAACTCACCCAACTCTTCTTTGTCATCATCAACTAACATACTTTTTTCCTTTTCCTGCCGTTAATCGGTTGTAGGAGATTCAACTCGGCATAATTGCTTATGAGTTGAGTTTGCGTTCAGCATTCAACTTGTCTATGTGGCTTTTCTCGAACTTCCCATGCGCTGATGGAAACGCTCCAGACCACCCTTCTAAGCGAAAAGCTGGCGCTGAGAGAATGCGATGAGAATTCTCACCACACTCACACTTCAGACTTGTTGCCTCATAATCAACAAATCTTTCTGTCTTATGCCCGTTTATACAGGCAAATTCATACATTCTTCTCATTTAAGTCCTCAAATGCTCTTTCGCTGACTTGTTTTAAGTTCTTCAGCCAAATAAGGATTGAATACTCACCTTTTCTGAATTGTAGACTTTTTTCATCTGCAATCGTTGCGATATTATTCAAAGGCTCTATCATTTTGTCAATATCTTCAATTAAATCTTTCCAACCTTCGGTAGACATCATGTCAAACCGATCTGTATAGTACTTTTCGAGTTCTGGAGTCATTTCATCCATTCCTTATTGGCAAGTAGTCTGGGATCATTGGGTTTGAATTTTAAAGCCTCATCAAGCTCTTGCTTTGCCTTATCCTTATACCCAAGATGCCATGCGGCAATACTGCAAAGGTCGTGTGGCTTGTCAGACCATGCAGAGGGGTCCATTGTGTAGACCTCCAGCTTTTCTTTAATCTTTAGCGCCCTGTTTGCCGCAAAGTAACAAGTCTCCCAATCATGGGTGTTGTAGCAGAACATGGCGTAATCTACCCAAGGCTCACGGGTGTTAGCCTCCTCAAGACAAGCGCCTTGATACCATTTCTCAGCCTCTTTGATCTCACCAAGGCTTTCGTGTGACTTGCCCAAAAGCCTCATGGCATAGCATCGCTCATGGCTCCAAACAGCTTGAGGCATTGTCAGGTACTTTTTAAGCGCAGGGATGGCCTCTTTCCACTGAGAATAAAACGTCAATTCTCTGGCGTAGTAGAAAGCATTTCGGTGGCAATACGGGTCTTCTTTGACCGCCAACTCAAGCAATGGCAGATATTGGCTGCGTGATTTTGTTTCATCAGGATGATGGCTCACCAAGAGCATATCCGTGTGAGCATAGACCTCTGGAATTCTTCCATCAGCCCTAATGTACTCATGGATTGGATGATGCCAATGGTATCCGTAACGGTGGTGAATCTTCTCGCTGTAAAACACAACCCCATTGCTCCAATCAAACTTGTAGCGCAGACGGGTTGTGTCGGTTGCCCAAACACGCTCAATTTCTTTGCGCCATCCCGGTTCTAGCACTTCGTCTAAGTCTAGCGAGATGCAGATGTCAATGTCAGATGGAAGTAAGGCAAGTGCGGCATCTCTGGCTTTGTCAAAGCGCCAAGGTTTTACGCATATATCAAACACTCTAGCGCCAGCATTCATTGCTTGCTGAACAGTATCATCAGTTGAGCCTGTGTCAGCAATGACAATCAAATCAGCATCTTTAGCTGAATCACAAAACCGTTTAACGAAATGCGCTTCGTTTTTGCTAATGGCGTAGACAGCTATTTTCATACTTAGCAGTCTTCAGCATCCTCAAAACCTACTTGCAACTTCAGGTCGGCATATAGACCATCCATCAGATTACCCTGTGGAGTTGGGCAGTAGAAAGCGTGTTGTGCTACTTCCTGTGCGTTTGCTTGCCTAGCATCAGCATTGGCAGACACAGACACTTGGTACTGCACTTGGTCTTTGTTGCCAAAGATGTTCGTGATACGGGCATAAGCGTCTGTGAATGGAACGCCTACGTTGCTTGTGGGGATAGAGATTTTCAGAGCCATTAGAAAGTCACCTCAGTTGTTTCGATTTTTACTACCCATCGGATTGTGGTTGCTGCTGCGCCAGTGACAGTCACAGCGATGCCGCCGTTGGTGGTGTCAGCAGTTATTGCCAATACCCATGTAGAAGCCCCTGCGTCTTGAGCAATGACAGTTGGAGTCACAGCCGCAACCAGAGTTGTGGATGCAGCGTTAGCGCCCCGCTTGATTACGCCTTCAAACTTCCAGCCTGATGTAGTACCGCCAGCCGTGACGTTGGCAATGCAAGTGCCTTGGAATGTATAGGCACTGTTGTTGGGTAGGATGACTTGGTTGGTTGTGCCAACAGAAGATTGGTCACTTCTTAAAACTGTTGCGGTTGCATCTGTGGTTTGACGCCCAAGCAGTAACGTGGCAAGTTGCTGTCTTCCTGACGAGGAAATAATTGGCGCATCACTTGCGGGTGTAACAAAATTGCCAATAATTGCCCTTGTAGTGCCGTTAGCGCCTCCAATAACTATACCGTTAATAGATGTTGCCTGATTACTTGAGCCTCCAACAACAGCAGAATAACTACTGCCTGCACTGTTGCTTGTCCCGCCAATAGAAACAGCACTATTACCGCCTGCGCTATTACTTGAACCGCCAAGAATAGCAGATTGCGCCCCAGATGCTGAACTGGCTTGACCACCAACAATAGCTGAATAATTACCGTTTGCTGTGTTGTTTTCACCGCCAAAAACAGATGAATATATTTGTTGAGCAGAATTGTTATCACCGCCCACAACAGCAGAAAAGTAGTTGGCTGAAGCAGAGGTAGTTTTATTTAGTGAAATCCAACCACTAGAAAGGTATCCTGTGGCTGTTCCATAAGAAATAAGTTGTTTTGAGTAAACAAGAATTATTGAATCTGCTGGCCCTAATGTAAACAAAGGAAAAGATGTTCCAGCACCATTTACATCAGATGAATATATTTCAATTTTTTGTGCGGAACTGCCAAATCTTTGATTAACAATATTTATTTGTTTACCCTCAATTGGTGCTGTTGGTAAATAAACACGAATGGCGCTAGATGTTGCTCCAGTACGAAAAAATTGAATAGGAGCACAGTCATCTGCAAGTGAAATTCTTGCAGTTCCTGCATAGGTTCTAAAAAAATCCCACACCTGTATTGCAGGTGTGTTCTCGGATGCGAACCCCGTAAACATTAGTAATCCCCACCGATAGCAGTCAGGTGAAAGCCTGCTGCTACTGCTGTGCCGAATGTGGCGTACACACGATACCCTGCCGCCAAACTAATGTTCAAAGGCAAGATGATGTCGGGAAGTTCTGCTGTTTGGGATACAGTAGTTGCAGACAAAGTGCGCTCAAGATACAAAGTGTTGTTAGCCGCAGTACCAGTTGCAGAACCATTGTTAATCCAAATACGGATAACAGTTGCCACATTAGTACCCAACGCCCTAACCTTGATGAAGTCAAGTCGTGAGCCTTCCACCGCACCTGCTGTTTCAATCGGCCCATAG